TATTTGTGTTTTTAATCCTGATGCGCTTAGTCCTGCCATATTATGCTGTTAAGGTTACTGGTCCTGACGAGCAACCTTCTCCTCCTCCTGATACTCCACCTGTTGTAGCAGTATCTGTGTCTACAGTAAAGTGGTAGAAATTTTCTGTGTTTGCAATATTTCCACTAGAATCTCTTTTACCAACAGTAATCGAGTAACCAGCAGCTTTTGCTATATTTGATCCTGTAATACCATCAAAATTTTTTGGATTTTTAAAACCATCTGGGTCTGATGTTGTGTGCCTTGCACCTCTAAATCTCACTGTATCTCCAGTGGATCTACCGTGCCCTTGTTCTGCTACGTTTATAATTCCAGAACTAGCTGATATAGTTTCAAAAGCATCTGGTTTTAATAATATTAAAACTTCATTTTCTATTCTTTGAGGTCTAGCATTTCTTAGACCTTGTTGTTCTGCTCCTCTGTTAGCTCTAAGTTCTAACTGTGGATGTTTTTCTTCATACTCAGATATGTGAACAAAAGAGCCATTCCACTCTGTAACCATTTCATCGTATGGAAACTCAAGTCCTGATCTATCTGATATTGCTTTTGCATATTTTGGCATAATTAAATACTCGGGTAATAGTTTTTCGGAGTTATGTGAGTGCTTGTAGAAGAACCATCTTCTGCTAACGCTCTCGCTAACTCGTCTTCATAATATAGTTTTAACGCTTGAACTCTGTCAGGTGCATACTTTTGTGCTAAATAAAATGCTAATCCTGATACCATACAAGGCACAAATCTAAATGGCACGTCTGTTGCATCTGTGTATGTGGAGTCTGCATCTTGTATTCTTTTAACAAAATTAATGTGAACATCTTTTGATGCTGCTGATGAATCTGGTGTTGGGTATAAAGTGACTGTAACCTTATCAATAAATCTTTGCACAAAGTATTGAGCTGGTGTGCCTTTTGTTAATTTATTAGCAATTGCAGAATATGTTGATCTATCTATTTTAGTTAAAGCAGAATCGGATTGTGTTGTTTGTGTTCTGTTTTGTCTAAATGTTGCCTCTAGTACATCAGCTAAACCAAACGTGCTAGAGCCACTTGTGCCTCCAACAGTTACAGCCGAAGTGCCATCATCACTAGATCTAAAGAAAGAATACTCTGCTTGGCCCTCAATAAGATCAATATTTGTGTCACCTATTTCCCAATAGTGCAAACCTCTATTACCCCATTCTTGAAAAAGAATGTTGAGAGATCTTCTTGCTGATTTTAACTGGTATCCAGAAGTTACTTGTGAACCTATTCGTTCGTATGCCTCTGCAATGATATCATCAACTGCAAAACCCTTATCGAAAGTAACTGTGCCGGAAGTTGTATTGGCCATCCGTTACCCTCCTAATAATTCTTCAAGAACTCTGCAATAACTGTGTAAGTATTTCCAGAATCAGCTGCACCTGGTACAACAAAGTTTACATCGTTTTCATTTGAGTTAGATGAAGTATTTGCTGGAATTCCACCAAATTCTCTAAAATCCCAATATCCAGCTCCTATTAAAGTTACAATTGGAATATCTCCATCTGAATCTTCATAGTCTAAACGAGCAAAAGAGTCCTTTCCATCACCATTTGAACAAGAATACCACAATCTTTGTAGTGTTAAATGTGTTGGACTTTCTCCAGATACGTTAGCTGCAAGTGCAGATACATCTGCAAATACAGTTGTGCCGCCTGTTCCGTCTGATTGATTTACTATTTTAATGGTTACTCTCTTGTCATTCTGTTGCAAGATAGTAGGTCCTGTTACTGTGTCTGCCATCGTTTCCCTCCTTAATCAAGAAACTGTGGGGGCAAAGCCCCCACTGTAACTAAAGTTAATAATTATGCTCCTAAGATACCTATAAAAGTTAATCTTATAACTGTATCTCCTCCTGGGTCACCACTTACAACAACTTCTACTTCATCAGCAGTTCCTGTTGCACCAGATGTTCCAGTTCCTAATCCTCTAACTCCATTACATCCAAAGATACCTTTGAACCCTGTAGAGTTAACAGCGATACTTGCACCGTCTAAATAAGAATCAGTGTCTGCATCATCTCCAACGTCCACTAAGTTTACAGCGTTTGCTGCTGCTGTAGTTACGTTTACACCAATAGCTAAAGGTGCAAAGTTTGCGGGCATTCCAATAGACGCTTCTTTACCTGTAGTAGCACCATTAGATACAGTAATTGTAGCTTGGTACGTTTGAAGAGTCATCGTGTTTGTAGATGCTGCTTTTAATTCAACAGATCCAGCTGTGTTGCTTGAAGTGTCTCCAGTTGAATTTGTTCCAACAACCACTTTATCTGTATGTGCACCAGTTGTAGTGTTTTTTGTTGAAACTTTTACAGTTGATTCCGATCTTACCGGTCCTGTAAATGTTGTGTTTGCCATAATAATATTCCTCCTAGAATATCAGAACGTAGTCCCTAGGGGCAGTCGACTATACGCGTCTACGCTCTATTTTTATTTTTTATGTATAGTGATTAATTTATATAATAGATTTTTATAAAGTGCAAGAGAGCCTGTACTTTGGTTTGAAATTTATCCAAGATGTAGCTTTTTACTAAGTAGCTACAGAAACTTCGG